TCTAACATCTATTCCCGATGAACTACAAGAGCGTATTCTTGAAGAATATAAAAACCAGCAAGGAAAAGGCAGAGAAAATCTGCTTGAGTATTTCATGCAACATAAATTAAAGACCCTTTTACCGGATATTGAGGTATTCTGATGACTTGGTATGAATCTGAAGAAACCGAATACGAGCGGTGGAAACGACAACAAAAAGAAGCAGCAGCAAAACGAAAAAAGAAACGAGGCCGTAGACCTAACCAGCAAGGGTGGCTAAACGATCTTCGACACGGACATGCGGCTGATGGTGATGATTTTGAAAACTTTGAACCTTTTGAGAAATAAAAGAAAGAGTGTATATTATGACAAAAACTACAATGGAAATTTCTAAACAAACTTTTACTATTTTAAAAAACTTTAGTGGCATTAATTCTAATCTTTTTGTAAAACCTGGTAATAAGATTACCACTATGAGTCCTGCTAAAAACATGATGGCAGAAGTAACTGTGGAAGAAACTTTTGACACAGAATTTGGTATCTGGGATTTAAACAAGTTTCTAGGAGTAGTCAGTTTGTTTGATTCTCCTGAGTTTTCTTTTGAAGACAAGTATGTGTTAATTACAGGACAAAACGGATCCACAGTTAAGTATTATTTTTCAGATCCTAAGCTTTTAAGTTATCCTACAAAGTCTATTAAAAAGCAAGACACAGAAGTACAGTTCACTCTTACAAAAGATGACCTAACAGAACTGCAACGAGCAGGCGCAGTACTTCAACTTCCTGATCTCTGTTTTGTTTCAAACGAAACAGGAGTTACTGCAGTAATTAAAGATCTTAAAGATCCTACATGCAACACGTATTCTATAACTGTTGGAGAAAACAAAAGCGAAGCTGATTTTTCTTTTAACTTTAAACTAGAGAATATGCGTATGCTTGACGGAGATTATACGGTAGAACTTTCCAAGAATAAGATTGGTTGTTTTACCAACGAGTCTCTTGATCTTCGTTACTGGATCTCTATGGAAAGCACAAGCACTTACAGCGAGTAATCATGTCTATCACAGCAAACGATTCTATCGGTCTTCTTGTAGAGAAGTACCGTCCAGCGATTATCGACCATTGTGTTCTGCCTCAAGACCTTAAAGACACTTTTAATGATATTATAGAGTCAGGTGAGTGTCCTAATCTTATGCTTGCAGGCAAGCCCGGTATGGGTAAAACCACTGTGGCTCGGGCTTTATGTACACAACTAGGAGCAGATTATATCATTATTAACTGTTCTGAAGACGGCAATATTGATACGCTACGAACCAAGATCAGACAGTTTGCCAGCACTGTATCCTTGTCTGAAGATGCCAAGCAAAAGATTGTAATCTTGGATGAGTTTGATTACTCTAATGCTCAAAGTATTCAGCCTGCTCTTCGTGGTGCCATTGAAGAGTTTGCCAAGACTTGTCGGTTCATTCTTACCTGTAACTACAAGAACAGGATTATTGAACCTATCCATTCTCGTTGCACAGTTATTGATTTTAATTTTCCTACAAAAGAACGTCCAGAACTAGCCAAGCAGTTTCTGTCTCGTTGTCAAGCCATTTTAGACGAAGAAGGTATCGAATATGATCTGAAAGTTTTGTCTAAAGTTGTAGTTAAGTATTTTCCAGATTTTCGTCGTACCTTAAACGAACTTCAACGATACTCTGTTGCAGGAGTAATTGATCTAGGAATTCTTAGCACTGCTGGAGAACTGGACGTTAAATCGTTAATGGGGCATATGAAAACTAAAAATTACGGTGAAGTTCGTAAGTGGGTGTCTAATAATATGGATAATGCCCCTCAAGATGTGTTTAGAAAGATTTTTGATAACCTTAACGACCATCTTAAACCGGAAAGTATTCCTTCAGCAGTGTTAATTATTGCGGAATACCAGTATAAGACAAGTTTTGTAGCGGATCAGGAGATTAATCTTTGCGCTTTCTTTACAGAATTAATGATGTCTTGCGAGTTTAAATGAGCGATCCTTTTAAATTTTTAAATTCCATAAATCAGACTAAAGAGCCCCTGATGGATACAGACCCTTTAAGTGAAAGGGAATATATTCCGTTTCTTATTAACCGAGGATTATCTTATTTTGTTGATACAGTAGGTCTGGCCAACCAGATGAACCAGGCTCATTGGTTAGATAAAAAAATCCAATACGAGTATCTACGAGCCACAGTCCGAAGCAGGAAACGGTTTAGTAAGTGGCATAAGCCTCAATCTGATGCCCGTATAGAAGCTTTAAAGACCTTATACGGCTATTCAGAAGCTAAGGCTAGGCAAGTGGTGGACCTGATCAAAGAGAACGATTGGAAAGCTATTTTTGAGCGAATTTCAACTGGTGGCGTAAATTCAAAATTCCATAAATAACTGTGTGATACGAAAATATAGATCAGAAAGTCAGTTATTATGGAAGAAACAGAAGATATTTTTGATGGTTTAGGTGTAGAAGTTCGTTTAAAAACAAAAGACGACTTTCTTAAAGTTCGTGAAACCCTGACCCGAATGGGTGTTTCATCTAAAAAAGAAAAGAAGCTATACCAAAGTTGTCATATACTCCACAAACGTGGCCGATACGCTATCATGCATTTCAAAGAAATGTTAGAGTTAGACGGCCTTGAAACAGACATATCAGATAATGATCTAGGCAGACGAAACATTATTGTGAAACTTTTAGTTGATTGGGGACTTGTAGAAGCCGTAGATCCAGATGAATACAAAGAACCAATGATAAGTATGGCTCAACTAAAAATTATTCCTCATAAAGAAAAAGGAGATTGGGTACTTGTACCTAAATATCATATAGGGAACTCTTAATTATGCAGACACAAGTGATTTCTTTTTATAGTGACATAGACGGCAAAACTTATTACAGTGACCACGCTAAACGATTAACCCAACAGTTAACCGAATTAGGGGTACCTCACGATATTCGTGAAAAAGCTTCTTTAGGTTCTTACCAACAGAACTGTTTAAGCAAGCCTCAATTCATCTACCAACTTCTTATAGAAAAACAAGCACCTGTTGTGTGGCTAGACATTGATTCAGATGTTCGTAAACCTTTAACTGTGTTTGATATGTTTAAAGGAAATACTGATATAGTAGTATCGTGTTCCACAAACAAATTACACGCAGCAAAAGCATCTCCTATATTCTTTGATTTTAATTCTAAAGCACTAGAATTTTTACAACACTGGTCGTTTATGGCACGACAGATGGCAAAAAACGGGCAATGGTTTGATCATGAAGCCCTTATAGGAATTCTTCATTCTTTCTATCAAAAAGAAGGAGTTCGAATGAAGTTTATAGGCCCAGAGTATTGTGTGTGGCCGGGGCATGAAAATGAAACCAGTGTTATCGTTATGGGCCTAGCAGATGTGGATTCAAAAAAATCTGCTTTAAAGAATTTAGGAGTGAGTGAGGAGCTAATAGCATGGCAGAGTCCAGGCACAAGATAAGAGCTATAGGTGCTCCGTTTGATGTAGAACATTCGTCTTGTTCTAATCTAAAACCAACACATTTTGATTGGACGACACAACCATCAGAATATGATGTATACATTGATCGTAGAATGATGTATCAACCAGATCATTCAATTATTAAAGAAAAAAGATTTGGTTGGGTTTGTGAGTCAAGATTTATTGTTCCGGACTTATATTCTTTTTTAATTCATAACCATAAATTATTATTTAATAATTATTATAATAAAATTTTCACATGTGATAATTCTTTACTGGAATTAAATTCTAACTTTGTGTTTTGCCCAAGTGGAAGCAATTATCCATGGATTCGTAAAGAACAATGGAGTGTATATCATAAAATTAAATTATGTTCTATGTTTTGTTCACCAAAATTATTAACCGAAGGACATGTTTATAGGCATCAGATTGCCCGATTAGCTCTAGATAAAGGATTCGATGTGTTTGGTGGAGCACACGGCACATCAAGAACAGTTACAGACTTTAAAAACCCGTGGAACACCAAACTAGATGGTGTTAAAGATTACATGTTTAGTATAGTTGTTGAAAATGGTGTTTACGATTCGTATTGGACAGAAAAAATAACAGACTGTTTTGCTACTGGAACTGTTCCGGTATATTGTGGTACTAAAAAAATACTTGACTTTTTTGATTCAGATGGTATAATATTTTTAGAGCAGGGCAAAGAAGAAGAAATATTAAATAGTCTATCCAAAGAATTATACAATTCAAAACTAACAGCAATTACAAATAATTTTAATGCTGTAGCTAAAATAAAATTAGCAGATGATATTTTGTGGGAAAAAATAAATGAAACCGTTAATAATTAATGCTGATTATATGTATCCAGAAAATGTTATACCAAATGCTAAAGAATTGTGTGAAATACATTTTACTAGATTCGGAAAAAATAAAAAACCAGGTGGTATTGTTGAATTTTATTCTGATGCAAAAATAAAAATATTTGTAAATTGTAATGAACCAACAACATCTGCCTGGGTTGAACAGGCAGAAAATATTATTAATAATCAAGAAAAATACACAGCAATATTAACAACAAATTCAGAAGTTTTAAAAAATTGTAAAAATGCTCAATTATTGCCTTATGGGACCACATGGCTAAATAAATATAACCACCATATAGATTCTTTAGGACAATTTACAGAAAATTTAGGAAATATAAAAAAAGAAAACTCAATAAGTATGATTTGTGGTGCGTCTGTTGGTAAGCCTGGTTATGATATAAGAGTAAAAATCTGGTTTAATAAACACAAAATAATATCAACTAAAACAAAATTTTATACTTCTACGAGATGGCCAATACCAAATGCAGAACAGCTACCAAATGATGATAAAATAAATCTTTTTAATTCGATGTATTCGGTAGCAATTGAAAGTTCTAGTGAAAAAAATTATTTTACAGAAAAAATAATAGATTGTTTAATAACAAAAACAATTCCAGTTTATTGGGGCTGTCCAAATATAAATGATTATTTTGATACCAGTTATTGGATTCCAGTTAACAATATTTTTACGCATAATTATACTGAAGAATATTATAATGAAAATTTAAAAAAAATTAATGCAAATTTTGAAAAAGCAAAATATTATGCTAGTTGTCTATTTGATAGAGTTTTAGAAAAAGTAAATCTTATATGATCGTCCAAATTACTTTAATTAAAAATGAACTTTTCCTATTAAAGGAAATAATACCACAGTGGCAAAAATATGTCGATGCTTTTGTTTTCATGGATGATAATTCAGATGACGGTACATACGAATATCTCATAGAAAATAAAGAAAAATTTAATATTCTTAATGTGTTAAGAACAAACACTGGTAAAGATGAATTGGCAATAGAATCAAATATCAGACAACGATTATTTGATGAAGCATTTAAACATTCTGGCAATATTATCTGTTTAGATACAGATGAATATTTAGACGGAACAATGAATAAACAAGAACTAGAGTCTATACTTGATTCTAATACAGACACACTATTCCACGCACAATGGATTCAATATACAGATAAAAATCAAATACGAGTTGACGGACCTTGGCGGCACAATTTAAAAGATCGTATAGGTTCTTATCGTAATAAGGTATCGTTTAAGGATGCTCAAATGCATTCAGAACATTTACCTGTCCCTGCCAAACAAGCAATTATTCCAACTCCAGCTATTTTTATAGCACACCTTCAGTGGTTGGATAAAAAGACTGTAGCCATAAAACAATATTTTTGGAAAATTACAGACTATGTAAATCGTTTAAAATTTAATGCAAAAACAATTCCAGCATCTGCATACGATGCATCTGTCAATAATTTTAATTGGGAATATGCGGATATTGCGTTTCCATTACAAGTAGATCCATCTGTTTACAGTAAACAAGACATTAATAATAATTACAAATATCAATTTATTAAAGAAAAAATTAAAGAGTTTAATATACCAAATTTAAATGATTGGGGAATGGGAATTCATTAAAGAAAAAATAATTATATGATTACAATTAAAAATTTTAACAAAGAGTATTTAAAATATTTGTTTCCACAACGAACCAGATTAACTACAGAGTATAGTTTAAATCACGATTCTGAACAAGAAAAAGTAGATGCAGCTATTAATCTCATGATTCAAAAAGATTACGATATGATTAGTCCGTATCTTCCAACAACTTGTTCTGATACATTAGACATTGGTTGTGGTATAGGATTAATTAATATTGCAATCTATAATCACTACAATAAGAGCATAAACTTACATTTATTAGATAAAACAGAACTAAATACAGAAAAAATTTCTGGTTTTAACGAAAAATATAAATTTTATAATAGCATGGATGCGGCAAAAGATATAGCAACAGTAAACGGAGTAAATGATAACCAAGTTCATTTATTCGAAGCAACCAATTATCAATCTCTATTTAATAAAAAATTTGATGTAATAAGTTCTTTCCTATCATGTGGCTGGCACTTTCATGTTAAAGAATATTCAAAACTAATGACAGATACTTTAACAAATAATGGAATTTTAATATTGGATATTAGACACAATACAGATCAATTAGAACATTTACTTGAAACATTTACTTTAAAAAAACAAATATATAATTATGCCGAATCCAAACACACCGGCGGAAATATAGGTGATAGATATATTTTTAGGAAAAAATAATGTATTATAATAAATTTAAATATAACAAATATAGCCAAAATGGCGAAGACGGAATTATAGAAAAAATATTTAGAGAATTAAATTTTGTAATTGATGAATTAACACTGGTTGATGTTGGTGCATACGATGGAACAAGTTACAGTAATTTTAAAAATTTAATAGACCAAGGAGCGAGAGCAATTTTAATTGAACCGTGCCTTGTTGATGAAAATTGTAAACCAAAATATTCAAAATTAAAACAAATAGAAGAAATAAATAAAAAAATAAAAACTTTTAACTGTTTTATAAAAACTAAAGACGAAATTTTAAATAAACAAGCATTTGATTATTGCAATACGTTTCATGTTAAGTGTGGTATTTTAGATTGGAATCCAGAACAAAAAAATTTAAATGATGTTTTAGATGCAGCCAATATAAAAAATTATGATGTATTAAATATAGACATAGATTCTTATGATCATATGGTTTGGGAAGAACATAATTTATCACCCAAGGTGGTTATTATAGAAATAAATAGCAGCATTTTTCCAGAAAAAACAGGCAATCCAAAATACTATTCATTTTCTGATTCTTTAAAATTGGGTATTAAAAAAGGATACAGTTGTGTATGTCATTGTGGTAATATGATATATGTTAGAAATGATCTATTAAATAATCTTTCAATACCAAACAATTTAATAAATAGTATTAATTTATTTGATAAATCTTGGTTATGATGTATAATATTAAAAATGCAGCACATATTAGATTCAATACAAGATTTTATAAAGAATAAAAATAACAATAAAAGCTGGATTCCTGGCAAAGATTGGGTGCAATATGCTGGGCCTTATTTTGATCATGAGGAATTTACAGAAGCAGCTAAATCTTTATTAAATGGCTGGTTAGTATTAGGTGAGAACGGCATTCGTTTTGAGCAGCAATTCCCCAAATTATTAGATAAACAATTTGGCATACTAACAAATAGTGGCAGCAGTTCTAATCTAATAATGATGTCTGCTTTATGTTCAAAAAGATTAACCGGGTTTTCAAAGGGAACAAAAGTAATAACTCCAATTGCAGGATTTCCAACAACGATTAATCCTATATTTCAAGTTGGTTTTGATCCCGTATTTGTTGATATCGATCTAGATACACTAAATTTAGATCTGGATCAAGTTGAAGAAAAAGCAAAACAAGGATGCAAAATTATAACCTTTGCTCATGTATTAGGCAATCCTCCAAACATGGATAGGCTTATGTCTATTATAAATCAGTACGGTCTTATTTTATTGGAAGATTGTTGTGATGCTTTAGGATCTACTTATAAAAATAAGCCTCTTGGTAGTTTTGGTGATTTTGCCAGTTGTTCTTTTTATCCTGCCCACCATATAACCATGGGAGAAGGAGGATTTGTTGCTTGTAATACTCACAAACAAGAAATAGTTGTAAGAAGCTTTCGTGAATGGGGAAGAGGTTGTTATTGTGTTGGACAAAAGGCAAATCTTTTAAAAAATGGCTCTTGTAAAACTCGCTTTTCAAATTGGCTTCCTGCATTACCAGATGAAATTTTTGATCACAAGTATGTTTATGATGAGATTGGTTATAATTTAAAACCAACAGATATTCAAGCTGCTATGGGTCTTGTACAGCTTAAAAAATTACCAAAAATTATTGAATTAAGAAAACACAACCACAAGAGACTCTGTAATATTTTTTCTAAATACGAAGAATATTTTATTATACCAAAAGCAACTAATGATTCAGATCCTGCCTGGTTTGCTTTTGCTTTAACAATAAAAAATAATAGTCCATTTAAAAGAATAGATATTGTTGATTATTTTGAATCGCGTAAAATACAAACCAGACCATATTTTGCTGGAAATATTATGCTACAACCAGCATATGCAGGAATGATGAATCAAGATGAAGTAATCAACAATTATCCAAACGCAAGAAAAGTAACTACTGATACTTTTTTTCTTGGAACTAGTCCAATTATTACAGAAGAACAATTAAATTATATCGAAGAAGTTACGAAAGAGTTTTTTAAAAAATATGAAAACAATTAATTGTCATAATACTGCTCACTTGGGTGATTGTATTCAAACTATGCATTTTTTAACAAATGCTGTAAAAAATAACAATATTAATTTTAATTTTGCTTGTAATCCTAGTTATCATAATCAATTAAATGAATTAATAGAAGATAAAAATTTATTAAAATTAGACGATAAAATATATTCTGATTCTGTAGATACATGGATATCAAAGCATAATTATCAAAAAATATCTGACGAATCGGATATAATTTTTAAAGAAGAATCAGATCAAGCTACATTTTTTTTACTTTTGTGGAAAAAAGTGTCTGCTATTATGGGTATAGAGTGTCCATTTAATAGCAAATTTGATATGATTTATAATCAAGCAATTTTAAAAGAAGAATCTCCTCATAAAAATTTTGATTTGTTGTTTATTAATAGTGTTAATATGAGTATATCATTTCCAAATTTTAATGAAGATTGTAGTTGGTTGACAGAAAAAATTAAGAACAAAAAAGTAATAACCACTAGAAAAGTAAACAACTTACCTTGTACACTAGATTATAATCTTTCCGTAGTGGATATAGCAAAGCTGTCTAAAAATGTAAAAAGTATAGTTGCAGTTAACACCGGACCTCTTCATTTGTGTATGAATAAATGGACCATAAATAATGTTGACAAATTTTATATTTGGTGTCCTTCTATATCAGAGACATTTAAATATTGTGAAAAATTTATACCAGTAAAATCATTAAAAGAAATAAATGAAAATAGTTTATGAAAATAATATCATATAGTCTTTGGGGAAATAATCCTATTTACTGCATGGGCGCAATAAAAAATGTAGAATTAGCATATAAAATATATCCAGATTGGATTTCTAGATTTTATTGTGCAGAAGACGTGGATAAAAAGTGCGTGGACGATCTTATACAGATGCCTAATGTTGAAGTTTTTTTAATGAATCAGCAGGGCAAATGGTCTAATATGTTTTGGAGATTTTTTGCTGCAGATAGCGATAATACTATTATATCTAGAGATACGGATTCTAGATTAAACGAAAGAGAAAAAAATGCAGTAAATGTGTGGTTAAATAGTGAACACGATTTTCATATAATGAGAGATCATCAGTGGCATAATTATAAAATTTTAGGCGGAATGTGGGGGGCAAAAAATGGTGTTCTAAAAGGAATTACAAATAAAATTTTAGAATATAGTAAAACTGCTAGTTTTATAGATGATTATAATGTAGATCAAAAATTTTTAGCAGAACATATATATCCTTTAGTAAAAAATAATTCAGTTGTTCATGATCCTTTTTTTGAAAATAAACCATTTCCAACAAAAAGAGATGGAAGACAGTTTGTGGGTCAACCGTTTAATGCTGATGATACAGAACGAGACATAACACACGGTGATATGATTATTAGATCTAAAATTTTATAAGGAGATTGTTTTAATATGTACTTTTGCACCGCATCAGATAGTGAACACTATTACGTATTATTAAATTTTATAGGTTCTATTTTTAAACATAATGAAAAAGATTTAAAAAAAATTGCTGTTTATAATTTAGGATTACACCAACAACAAATACAACAATTAAAAACTATAGACAGAGTTGAAGTTTTTGAAGTTGAAAAAGCAAATCCTTTAATAACAACTCCATTATATTCAGCCAAACATGGAAATTATGACAGATGGGTAAAGGGATTATTCTCTTGGAAACCAGTTATTATTAAACAGGCTTTGGATATCTTTCCGTATATTCTTTATGCAGACTCTGGAACAACTGTACTGAAACCAATAAATGGTTTGTTCGAGCATATAAAGCAAAATGGATATTTTTTAACTGATTGTGGACATTCTATACGTTGGATGACACCAAAACACATAATTAAAAAAATGAGTTTAGATTTAGAAAAAAACAAATGGTTATTAGATGATAATCTATTTGGAATCGATGCGGGATTCCAAGGTATTTCTAGATCATTAAAAGAAAAATATATTATACCAATGTGTGAGCTGGCAGAAGACATAATAAATTTTGTTGATGATGGAACCTGCCCAGAAGGCTGGGGAACTGGTAGACACGATCAAACACTATTTAGTATTATTGCAAGAAAATTAAACTTAACTATTTTAAATCACGACAGACAAATTGAAGAATGTATTTTAACATATGAAAATAAAACGGAACCGTTCCATATAACGCATGCAGGAAATAAAGTAAGATCAGATACTGCAATTTACAGATCTAGAAGATCTATAAATCAAGAAACATTTAACGATAATGTAAAATATATAAAAATTAAAATGTAATATGATAAAAGAATTAGAAGAACAACTAAAACATAAGAATTACTATAATAATAAATTTTACGGTGATCCCACTCCTTTACCAAACCAAGCGGAACCAAAAATAATATTATATAAAGAATTTAGTTCTAATAAACCAGAATATAGTGTAGTTGTTCCGGTTTTTAATCAAGAGGCTGTTATACAAAAAAATATTATTAGCATTATCCGTAACATGGATTCGGATTTTGAAATGATAATTATATTAGATTTTTGTGTCGATAATACAGAAACGATCTTATTAGATTTATTTAATAATATATCAGTTATAAATTTAAAAAAAATAATAATTATAAAACAAGAAACTCCCGTTTTCGAGACTACTTGCGATAATATGGGATTTTTATTATCGACAGGAAAATATATTTTAGAAATACAAGCTGATATGGAAATGGTAGAATTTGGTTTTAATTCTACTTTAGCTAAAGGATTTAAATATAACGATATTATAGGAATTTCTGGTAGATGTACTCATGAATTAGGTGGTGGTGCTGGTGTTGGAAAACTTGGTAATTTATTAGAATATCCGTTACCTCCCAATCTAAATAAGAATTACTTGTACATGTACGGAACTTGTAATAGAGGACCATTATTGTTAGATTCAAGTAAATTAAAAACAATGAAATATATGGATGAACAGCATTTCTTTTTACACGATTCAGATCATGATTTATTTGCTAGAGCTTATTATTTAAATGGCTGGAGAACCGGTTACATCCCAATAGAGTTTAAGTGCCCATTAAAAGATGGCAGTACTAGAAAAACATTAAGTGAAAATATAAAAAAAATAAACGATGAAGCATATCGTATAAAGTATGAAAGATGTGTTGGTGGGTTTTTAAGAACTTTCCCGTATAATCATCAAAATAAAATACCAATAGAAATTAGAGAATTATGAAAATAGTGTATATAACAGGATGTTTGGGATTTATAGGATCTTATATTACGAGATTATGCTTAAAAAAAGGCTGGTTCGTAAAAGGTGTTGATAAAATAACATATGCCGCTAATAAAGAATTATTAAAAGAGTTTCAAGAATACTCAAATTTTTCTTTTGTTCATTGTGATATAAACGATCTTAAATTTTTATATGATTGTGATTACGTAATTAATACTGCTGCAGAAACGCATGTAGGCAATTCAATTACTAATAGTGACGATTTTATTCATTCTAATGTAAATGGTGTTCATAATCTTTTAAAACTTATTAAAAATTATAGACAAGAAAATTCTATTATACCAACGTTAATACATTTCAGTACAGACGAAGTGTATGGTGATGTAATAGATGGGGCGCACACTGAAACTGATATTTTAAAGCCCTCGAACCCATATTCGGCAACAAAAGCTGCTGCAGATATGTTAATATTAGCTTGGGGAAGAACTTATAAAGTTCCTTATGTTATTGTTAGGCCAACTAATAATTATGGTATAGGACAATATATAGAAAAATTAATACCAAAAACATGTAAGTATATAAGTCTTGATAGAAAAGTACCATTGCATAATAATGGCACACCCATTAGAAACTGGTTGCACGCGGAAGATACTGCCAACGCAATAATAAAAATTATTGAATCTGGAATAAAAAACGAAATTTATAATATAGCTGGAGGATTTGAGCAGAGTAATATCAACACAATAACAAAAATAATTACAGCATATTTGGGGACTGATTCTTTTGATATTAAAAATTTTGTTGATATGTCTTATTCAAGAGCAGGACAGGATGTTAGATACGCTTTAAATGACGACAAATTAAAAAAATTAGGTTGGAAACCAGAAAAACAATTTGATAAAGAAATACAATCAATAGTAAAATATTATAAAAATAATTTTATATGGTAACAATATTTAAAGAAGTAAAAATTAAATCATGAATAACGAAATATTTGAAAATCTTTTTGTTTTAGAATTAGCCAATAATCATTGGGGCTGTATTAAACGAGGAAAGCAAATTATTAAAGAATTTGCTAAAGTTGTTAAAAATAATAAAATTAAAGCTGCAATAAAATTACAATTCAGAGACGTTGATAATTTTATTCACAAAGATTTTAAAAAAGAACAAAAAATAGAATTAAGTAAATTATCTAAACGAGATCGGTATATTCAAAAAACTTCTAAAACAAAATTAACTTATGAAGAATTTAAAGAATTAGTTGAATATATTAAAAAACATGATTGCATCCCGATGTCTACACCATTTGATGAAAAATCAGTAGATTGGTGTGTTGATCTTAATTTACCAATTATTAAAATTGCTAGTTCGGATATTAATGATTGGATTCTTATTAATAAAATTGCTTCTACAAAAAAACCTGTTATAATATCTACTGGTGGAGCAAACAATAAACAAATAGATGATGTTATAACATTTTTTATGAATAGAAATATACCAATTGCGGTCAATCATTGTGTATCAAAATACCCCAGCGAAGATAACGAACTGGAATTAGATCAAATTGATTATTTAAAAAATAAATATCCAAAATTAACAATAGGACTGTCCACACACGAATATCAAGATTGGCATTCTTCTATGCTTATATCTTATGCTAAAGGAGCAAGAACCTGGGAAAGACATATAGATATTCCTTATCCTAAAGATCACGAACAAAAAGAAGTTTCTTCATATTGCACACTTCCAGAACAAGCAGATGAATGGTTTAAAGCTTTTAATAAAGCAGTAGAAATGTGTGGTACATCTTCTAGAACAAGAAGAATTGTAGACGAAAAAGAAAAAAATTATTTAGAATCTTTATATCGTGGTTTATATTTAAAACAAGATATTAAAAAGGGAACAAAAATACAATTAGATCATGTATATAGCGCAATTCCTTATCAAAAAGAAATAGGCCATATAACTTCTAGAGAATATTTTGATAATGATTTTATTTTAATTAATGATATGAAAAAAGACAGTCCACTTACAAAAAATGATATTTTATGATTAAAAAAGTATCTGATCTAATTATAGAATTTTTAGAAAAGAAAAAAATAAATACAGCATTTACCGTATCTGGTGGTGGTTGTATTCATTTAATAGATTCATTAAAGCGTTCTAATATGAAGGTAATATGCCCTCATCACGAACAAGCTGCTTTAATGGCCAGTGAAGGTTATTATAGATTATCCAATAAAATGGCAGTTAATGTAGTAACCACTGGTCCAGGCGGTACTAACACAATTACCGGTCTTTTGGGGTTATGGTTAGACAGTATACCATCTATAATAATTTCAGGACAAGTTTCAAAAAATCAATTATCACAAGGAACTGGTTGTCGCCAGATAGGAGATCAAGAATTTAATATCGTTGATACAGTAAAATCAATGACAAAATATGCTAAAACTATAATGGACCCTGATACCATTTTAGAAGAATTAGAAAAAGCATATAATATTGCTCTAGAAGGCAGACCGGGACCAGTATGGTTAGATATTCCTTTGGATGTGCAAGGAGCATTAATAGAACCAATACAACCCATTTTTAAATCAAATAATAAAAAAACAATTCCACAAGAAGACATTCAACAATTTATAACTCTTTTAAATAACGCAAAAAAACCATTAATAATTGTTGGAAATGGAATTAGATTATCAGGAAGTTATGATAAATTAAATAATTTTATTAAAAAAACAAAAATACCAGTAGTAACTGGTCCTCATTCTGGTGTTGATGCAGTAGACAATACATTAGAATATTATTGTGGTAGAATAGGAATATTAGGGCAATTAACATCTAATCAAATAGTTCAAGAAGCAGATCTAATTATAGGATTAGGAACTCGTCTGCCAGTAAAGATGACTGGCTATAATATAGCAGAATTTTCTCCTAAATCTAAAAAAATAATTGTAGATATAGATGAAAATGAAATTAAAAAACACAAATTTAATATTGATTTAGGTATTGTTGCTGATCTTAGTGATTTTTTTGATTGTGTAAAAAATATTAGTTTTAATAATATTGAAGATTGGCATTCAATAACAAAAGAATATAGAAAACAACAAAAATATTATTATTCAAAACACGAAGCATTAAAAGAATACACTAGTTTTTATTATTTAATAAGCAAAGCACCTAAAATTTTTAAAAATATTCCAATAGTGACAAGTAATGGAACTGCTCACGTAATTACGTTGCAGACATATCAATTAAATAAAGATCAAAGATTATTTACTAATGTTGGGTGTGCTAGCATGGGATATGGTCTTCCTGCCGCTATTGGTGCTTGTATAGCAAATAATAACAATCCAATTTTGTGTATTGAAGGTGATGGTAGTTTGATGATGAATCTACAAGAATTACAAACAGTTGTTGGGTATAAATTACCAATTAAAATGATTGTAATAAATAATGATGGATATCTTTCGATTAAATTAACACAAGAGTCTTTTTTTGATGGAAATGAATTTGCAAGCGGCCCTGATAATGGTGTAACAATTCCTAATTATGAAAAAATAGCAAATGCGTTTGGTATAAAATATTTTTCAATTAAAAATAATGAACAAATAGAAAAGGTATTAAACGATATGATGAATTATAATGGGCCTTGTTTTATTGAAGTATTCACACACCCAAAAGAACGGCACGAACCTAAAGTAACACACAAAGGAATTGACTCAAATGGAAAAATTATTCCAGGCACTCTAACAGACATGTATATTTCGGAGACATTTTAACATGACTGTATTTTTGACTGGAGGAAATGGTGGAATTGGTTCAGTTATTGCTAATGTCTTAAAAGAAAAAAATATAGAAGTAATAGCTCCTCTTTCGAGCCAATTAAATTTATTAAAATCTTTTAATGTTGATGACATAAAACCAATTGACGCGTTTATTCATTGTGCTGGTATTAATATTTTAAATCCACACGAAAAAATAAATAAACAAGAACTTTTAGATGTATTTAATATTAATACATTTAGTTTTCTTGAATTGTGTAATAAATTAAAAATTAATAATAATGGAAATATAATTGCTATAGGTTCTGTATACGCCACAGAAACAAAAGAAAACAGAATACAATACGTAATGTCAAAACATGCAATGTATGGGTGTGTTAAAACTTTAGCATTAGAAAAAGCAAAAAATAAAATTAAAGTAAATATGATATCTCCTGGATTTGTTGATACTGCTTTAACAAGAAAAAATAATTCTTTGGAACGAATTAATTATTTAAATGAAACAATTCCATTAGGAATGACTGATGTTTATGATATTGCAAATTTGTGCGCCTATCTTATACAAAATAACAATTCAATAACCGGTCAAAACATCCAAATAGATGGTGGTTATTCTCTAAAAGGCATATAATGAATATTTTTAAAATAAATAATACAGAATTTAAAGTTTCTGCAATAAAAACAGATAAATTAATTATTAAATCACACCCGAAAGACTATGAAGTAATTTTTGATTCATTTTTTTCTGTTTTTACTGAAAATGATGTTTTACTAATTGATAAAACCGTGCAAAAATTATATGATATAAATCATACAAAATTAATATCAATAGATGCCAAAGAAGAAAATAAATCTATAGACACTGTTTTGAATATTTGTGATAAACTATTATCTTTTGGATTCGACAAAGGGAATAATTTAATAGTTATTGGAGGAGGAATTATACAGGATATTGGTGCATTTACTGCTAAAATGTATAAAAGGGGAATCAATTGGACATATGTTCCCACAACACTTCTTTCGCAATGTGATAGCTGTATAGGCGGAAAAACCGCATTAAATTTTAAAAATTATAAAAATCAACTGGCTTTATTTTCTGCTCCAAATAAAGTTATAATTGATACCAATTTTTTAACTACCCTAAAAGATGAAGATATTATATCCGGTTATGGAGAAATAATTAAACTATTTTTAATAGGTGGAAAATATTATACAAATAATATAAAAGAATTTGATTTAAAAACTAGTATATTTCATTCATTATCAATTAAAAAAGCAGTTATTGAACAAGACGAATTTGAAAGCGATGAAAGAAAAGCCATGAATTATGGTCATTCATTTGGCCATGCAATTGAAGCTGTATCTGGGTATAAAATACCACACGGGGAAGCGGTATTAATGGGTATAGAAATCATTAATAAATTATTTACAAATTCTAATGAAATAACAAAAATTGTAAATACTTTTACAAATTTAAATAAAATAAAAGATATAAAAATTAAAGATATATTAGAAGCAATAAAAACGGATAAAAAAGTAATTAATGAAATTATAACACTTGTTGTGTTGCAAACTCCAGGAAATACTATATTTCATAAACAAAAAATAGACAATAATTTAGGCGATAAATTACATGAAATATTTACTGATTGATTTTGGTGCATCTCGTATAAAAATTGCAATTTACAATCAAATAACTAAAAAAATAATAGTAAATTTTGATAAAGAATCTCCATTTAAAACTTCAGAAACAATAACAAAACAAGAATTGAATATTCTTTTAGAAGATATAGTAAAAGAAGTACAACCAATAGATGGAATAATTATTTGTACTATAATTGGGGGTGGTTGGATTGGTGATGTTTATCATTCATGGAAATCCAATAATAAAAACATTAAAAAACATTGTTTAATTAGTGGATTGTTTGCAGATACCACTAATTATCATGTTCATCCACATCACGACAGTTCACAAAACTCGCAATATAAATTAGATATATTAGGCTATATTAATAATATTCCAATTTATAGTTCTTTAGGAGATACAAATTGTGTTATAGAATCATTGGATTTAAAAAACGACGAATATGTTATTAACATAGGAACAGGATCTCAAGTTATTTACAAGAATAATGACATAGTGATTAAAAAATTTATTCCAGCAGGAAGAACTTTTTTAGTTTATGATAATTTTTTTAAATCGTGTAAATTAAATTTTTTTGAAATGTTAAATAATATAACTCCAGAACAAGTCTATAATAGCAATCTCGATATTGATCTTAATTTGTTTAAACAAGCATTCAATTATACTGGTGGTGGAAGTATAAATAATATACAAGAAGATAATTTTACTATTAATAATTTGTTAGCTTCAATATTGCGTAATTTTGTTTTACAATATAAACAATTTATAACAGATCAATCAAAAATTAATATTATTTTAATTGGAGGAATTCCTAAAAAAATATTGATATTAAAAACATTATTTGAATTTTATTATCCTAAAAATAAAATAAAAATTAATTCAGGTAATATTGAAAATACTCATTTAGGAATGATTAAATATTTAGAGAATAAATTTAAAAAATGAACTTATTAATAACAGGCGGAAATGGATATATAGCCAAAAGCTTATACGCAGCATTAAAAAACACACATCAGATAACTGCAATTACTCGTAAAAACTTTGATTTAACAAACTACCACAGCACGTGTGAGTGGTTTCAAGAACGAGAATACGATGTAGTTATACACACAGCTATACGTGGTGGAAATCGACTGGTTCCAGACGATCAATCTGTAGTCACAGATAATCTACAGATGTATAATAATCTTAAAGCTAATAGACACCAGTTTGGTCGTTTATTGTCTTTTGGTTCAGGTGCAGAAATATTTGCTCCCAATTCGTTTTACGGAGCAAGTAAAAAAACTATAGCAGACTCCGTACAAGAAACTTCAAATTTCTTTAATCTTCGGGTATTTGCTGTTTTTGATAAAAACGAATTAGACACACGATTTATCAAAGCAAACATTAAACGGTATATACAAAAAACACCCATGATTATCCACACCAATAAAGTTATGGATTTCTTTTATATGGATGATCTAGTTGAATTGGTGAAGTTTTATATAAAAGAAGAAACACCACCAAAAACAATAAATTGTTCGTATAAACAAAAATACACCTTATCCAATATTGCAGATATTATTAATAATTTGGGACAGCATAAAGTTCCTGTTACCATAGAAAATAAAAACACATTACAATTTTATTGTGGAGAATCGCATAATATGCCTGTAAAAACAATAGGGCTAGAACGAGGCATATATACTGTATACAATTCGCTATTAAATGGAGATCTAAATAATGCCTAAATTATGCCTGTCAATGATCGTAAAAAACGAAACTCATATCATTAAAGAGTGTCTTGAATCTATTCACAAGTATATTGATTATTGGGTTATAGTTGATACCGGATCTACAGACGGAACTCAAGACCTAATCCGACAATACTTTGCAGAAAAAGGAATTCCTGGAGAGCTTCATGAACGTCCTTGGGTAGGATTTGGCCCTAACCGTACAGAGGCGTTAGAGCTCTGCACCGGAAAAGCAGACTGGGCATGGATGATTGACGCAGACGATTTCATACAAGGAAAATTTGAATTCCCGGAAAACATTCCCGATGAAGTAGACGCTTGGGCATTACAGTTTGCC